GACCGTACGACTCTGGATTCCCGTGTAGAAGTTGAAATGCTAGTCATTTCATTTCTATTAGGAAAACCCCGAGAAGGTACAGCCAATAACAAATTGCAAGCTATGAAGCAAGTTGTAAACGCCAATATACCCCCTAGTCAAGTGATGTGGCGAGCCACAGCAAATCTCCATAATTATTCACTCGAAGCATCGAAAGAAAATTCTCTAAGGATTGAGAATTTTTTGAATGATAATATGGAAGATTTGGCTCGTTTCACACTTGACAAGGCTAATCGGCAGCCGAGAGTTATTTCTTCAACAAACCATCCTATGGTTATTGAAGAATCACGCTCAGACTCGATTCATCATAAAAACCGTCCTACGGTTATTGATGAATCACGTTCAGATCCGATCCATTTTAAAAACCGTCCAACGGTTATTGATGAATCGCGTGCCGATCCTATACATTTACATCGTAAACCCAATATTGTTTCTGAAGAACATGTACTTACCAAGGACCCAACAGTCCATGAGAAGTACAATGCTTTGTTTTTCCAGAATCAAGTTAATATTGAGAATGCGATGAATTCGTATAGTGCTGAACATCCTCCAGTAGATGAACTTTGTCATAAAATTAGTGATTATGTAGCTCAGGGTTGTGATGATCCGGCTGGCATAGCATTTGCAGAGAGTCTTATTAAGCGAGTCGTGACGTGTGTTCTTACATGTTCTGATTCGACGAGATTCTATATTGCAAAAACTGATGTTGTGAATTTTGTGAATACTCTTCACATACGTTCACAACGTTTTTTAATGCCTAAACACTTTTTTCTTGACAAAGATGGAAAAATTATATTATCTACTAAGGATAGAATATATCGCCTAACAATAACTATCCATGGTGTTCATCACACTATAGATTTTAATGTTGAGCGATTGGTTCTGATCCTTGATAACATGAATCAACCTACAATTGATGCTGTGTTATATGATTTTTCCGGAACATCTGTGCCTATGATGCCTGATAACTTAACAAAGTTTATCAAAGTCCAGGATCTTTATAAGATCTTGGATAATGATAAAGCAATGATGTTAGGAATGTCGCTTGTTAATGGTAAACCAACCACTAACATCCGTTCCTTCTCACTTAATCCAATTAAGCGTGTTGTTTCGTATACGTTATCTTCTTCACGAGTACTTTATGTTTCTTCAGGAGTCACTTATCAGGCTACTACTCATCCTGGTGATTGTGGCTCCCCAATTGTTTTGTTGAAAAATACTGTCGATGAAAAGATCGTCGGTATTCATGTCTTTGGAGGAGCAATTACTTCGTATGGTGGAGCAATCCATATTACGCAGGAAATGTTACTCCGTGCTTTTCCACAACAATCGCGGCCTATTGAAATTGTTGAGCATAATGTTAAATTTACACCTTATAGTTATACTCCCCATACTGCTGAAGGCCTCACTATTGAGGCCCTTGGTGAATTGGAGGTACCTGTTTATGTCAATCGTGATACAACTCTCACGATGACACCGTGTTATCAACATTTTTCTCATGCAACTAAATTTCCCGCAAAATTGAGAGATGAATTAGATCCATTAATCGTTGGTACTTGTTTGTACG